CGGGAACATTTGAAGAGATACACCCCGACGGCTCTGTTGTCACCAAAATTATTGGCAGTAACTATGAGATTGTCATAGGTAGCGAGAACATCGTTATTAAGGGTTCTCAGAACATCACAGTTGAGGGTTCAGTACGCGAACTTATCAAAGGAGATTATATACAGGAGATAGAAGGAGACTTCTTTCAGAAGATTCACAAGAACCATCGTGTCAAGGTGGGCGCAGCAAACGACAAGCATCCAAGAGGGCCCGGCGGTAACCGTGAAGAGGAAGTTGTTGGTAATCATGCTTACAACATTAACGAAGATGTCAATGGCCGCATTGGTGGTGACGTAGTTATCAACTCTGAGAAATCTAAATGGGAGATTATTGCTGGTCAATATACGATGGCAGTGGGTGGTGAAAAAATGGATTCAAACCCAACAGGGTCAGGTATCTATATAACGTCATCCTCTGATTATCTATTAAGTGTAAGTAATAATCTTTCGCAGTCAACTATATCAGGTATTGTGTCTATTAAGTCAGGTTCTACTTTGAATATGAAGTCTGCATCTGCAATGACTATTAATCCAGAGACAACACTAACACAAACTGTTGGTACGGCATGGACTTCAACTACAGGAACGACATGGACTCATACATCTACAGGTAACGTAGCAATTAACGGTGCAAGGATTGACTTGAACTAATGGCTCATGAGTTTGTGATACTGAATACATCTGGAGTAACTACAACGTACACAAGTTACGAAGCAATTCCAGTTGATTCAACCTTAAAGAATGTCATAAAATTTATACCAGATTTGGGAACTCTGGTTGACGCAAATGAAATATTAATTGAGGATACACCTGCTACGGGTTTTTTTGATAAGATAATACCAGAGGATTGGACAACGAGTTCAGAAAATCATTTAGTGTTAGAAACCTCAGCTGATTCTATTGCAGACAATCATTATCATCCACCGACACAAGATCATCATAGAGTAACACCAAGAGATTCTAGCATCATGGATATCTTGGACTCCTCTGGTGATGTAATACACGAAATATTTGGAAATATAACAAGCTCTGGTTCAGATTTTATAATTAAAAATTCTAGTAATACTACTTTAAGAACTATTAAACAAACATCTTCTTCCAGCCCAAGTGAAACATTTTTACTTAAAAATTCTTCTGGAACTGTTATAACAACACTTACATTTTCTTCAGTAGAGATAAATAGTGGTATTGAAGTTTTGAGAGGGGACGGACATACACCCGAAGAACATAGAGAAATTGCACTTTGGGATTATAAATTGCAAGTACTCATGAAACAGGAGAGAGAAAATGCCAGCAGCAACTAGAATAGGTGATGCAGATATTCCACATTGCTCTGCGCCTGCGCGAGCAGAAGGGTCACCAACTGTGTTTGTGAATAATATTGCATGGTCGAGACAGGGTGATAATAATACCACACATCTTCTGCCCGGCGCGCCGTGTCCATCACATGCAGCACCAATTGCAACGGGATCAACAACTGTGTTTGTTAACAATAAGGGCGCTGGTAGAATTGGTGATGCGATTAGTGGATGTACTTCTGTTGCTGAAGGAAGTCCCAATGTATTTGCAGGAGGTTAGGTATGGTTGATTTTGCAAACGGCAATCTTTGCGGTGCAAGTAAAGAGTTGAATGATATATTATCAAAATTTGTTGATGCAAAGACAGAGATTGAAAGTAAACTTGATGATCCTGCATCTGCTGCTGCAGCTGCCTTCTCTACAGCGCAGAATGAAATTAATTCTTTAACGTCCAAGCTACAAACTGTTTCAATACCAACTTTACCTAAGTTGAATTTGCAGGCAGAAATTGGAAGTCTTTTATCTCAGGTTCCGGGCAGTGTAGGTTATGCTCTTGCAGCTGCTAAAATTGCTTTGGAATTTAAAGATGATATTGAAGCAAAGGGTTTGACTTTAGAAACTCTTGTTTCTTTATCATCTGCAGCCAGTGATGCAATATGTAAAGTCGTTCCCAATCTTGAAAAAGAAGCAGGAAGCACAGAACCAGCAGTGGAGAAACCACCAGCAATTAAAAAACCGGACAAACCAGCAGAACCGGAAACTACATCTGTGGTAGTTCAGAATGAAGAAGTTGAAAAAGATAAAGTTGAAATAGAACAGAAAACTGTTGATTTTGATGTTAGTCCCACACCACCCGAAGAAGATACTGGAGCATTTAAAGTCACGAAAGTTACAAAAGAAGTTTCTGTTCAAGGCGGTGGGTCCACTACTACCAAAGCAGCTGAACCGACAAAGGGAAATAATGTCGTATCCGGCGGTGGGTTTATACATAAAACCAAACATGCTCGTGAATATGTAAAATTTGCAGACATAAAAACATCAGATGGTTTTCTGTTAGAGTTTGCAAAATTACAATACTCACCAACGTCTGTTAAAGAAATTTATATATACCCGCAATTTGCGATCCGCGATTTTCTCATAACTCCGACGAGTTCTAGTATTGCTGCGGGAAATCCAGTTCTTGCTGGTCAGATGAAAGAATGGTTTCAATCCGGCCGCCCACCGTATTATGAATCTGAGTATGGTCCACATATGGTTTTAGTTTATGGAGATTCTGTAGGATTTGCTAAGCCTGAAGTAAAAAATGGTTCTATTATATTTGACTCTTCCATCAAACTTGAGGGTGATCACCCCGGCAATGTTACCAGTGTTAAAAGTTTAGGTCGCCGAAGGGGTGATAACGGAAACGTATGGGTTGAAAAAAATAAGTTTAGTGCAAGGATTAATAATATGAATTATTTTATGAGGATGCTAATTTGAATAAAAGGTTCGGTGGATACGCAGCGTATATATCGTATTCCTATCTTGATAATTATGATGCTGACATTGCAGTATAAATACAAACATATAAAAGGAGTTATATTATGGGAAAGAAAAAATCAAGAGCGACACAAACATCAAAGGGTGAACGCAACAACGTAAGCAAAGATGTGAGTAAATCACTCCGTAGAGATTACTTGCAGAATAATCTTGCACGAACAACTAATCAAGTTAGTGCATTTAAGAAGGGTAAGAATGTCATGTTGACAATTCCTAACCCAAATACAAATGAGACAAACAAACCATTTGTTCGTGTGAACGCAAAGGACGTTTGGAAGTTTAATAAACCTTATATCATGAAACAAAATACATCTGAAAATGTATAAATAATAATAAAGAGGAATGCTCATGGGCGCTAAAGACGCATATACTGACGGTACATATCAGGGACAAGAACGCGCTGCTCAACTGTATTCCGATATAGATTTATTTTTTGGGCCTAAGACAGGAACAAATGATATCAACAAGGTGACAGATTTTGTAGCAGTCAAACGATCTGTCAGAAATCTTGTTCTAACTAACTTCTATGAGAAACCCTTTCATCCCGAAATTGGTTCTGGTGTGAGAGATATTCTATTTGAGCCTATGACTCCTATCACCGCATATGTTCTGACCATGAAGATAGAAGAGGTGATTGAAAACTTTGAACCAAGGGCTAGACTCGTTGGAGTTAGAGCCATACCTAATCTTGATAACAATTCATATAATGTTTCAATTGAGTTTTATGTTGTCAACGCACCCACAGAACTTGTCAACATGGAAGTTCTATTAGAGAGATTACGATAATGGCAGCAAACAGACAGCGACTCAGTGTAACAGAATTTGACTTTGATGAGGTTAAGGATAACCTAAAACTTTTCATGCGAAATCAGACAGAGTTCAAGGACTATGACTTCGAAGGTTCTGGTCTATCTGCTCTTTTAGATGTGCTTGCATACAATACGCACTACCTTGGTTTCAATGCGAACATGCTTGCGAACGAGATGTTCCTTGACTCTTCTCAACTGAGGTCAAGTGTAGTTTCTCATGCAAAGACCTTGGGATACACCACTCGTTCTGCAAAAGCATCTAATGCGGTTGTTGACATTTTTCTTAACACAACGAATGCAAGCGCAACGATGCCAGCAGGAACGGTGTTCAGTGCTAGTGTGGATGATGAATCTTATCAGTTTGTAACTATAGCTGAAGCTGTGGCATTTAACAGTGGTTCGAACATTGTCTTTGATGATATTAGAATTTATGAGGGGAGTTATGTTTCAAGTAGATACGTTGCTGACACTCAGAATGTAGAACAAAGATTTCTAATTAATGATAATCGTGCAGACACTACAACTCTTTCGGTTGTGGTTCAAAACTCTGCAACAGATACTATACAAACAACATTTACTCAAGCAACAGATATTGCTGGACTAACCTCTACATCGAATGTATATTTTATTCAAGAGGTTGAGAGTGGTCAATATGAAATATATTTTGGTGACGGTATTCTAGGTTCTGCGATAGAAGATGGTAATATCATTATTATGCAATATGTTGTGACCAACAAGGGTGCAGCTAACGGTGCAAGCACATTTACCTCTTCTACTGCAATTGATACGGTCAATAGTGTTAATGTTGTCACTGTCTCAAATTCTGCTGGTGGATCAGAACCAGAAAGTATTGAGTCCATCAAGTACAACGCACCACTAGATTATGCATCACAGGGAAGGTGTGTTACAACAGAAGATTATAAGACATATGTTAAACAGTTGTTTGCAAACACTCAAGCGGTTTCTGTCTGGGGTGGTGAGGAT